TTCACCGTCTACGGCGGCGGCGCGAGCTACTACAACACCAAGCTGTTTCAGGTCCAAAACAACGGCAACGGCACGGCCAACTACCTGCTCCCCTCACTCGCGGCCGGGAGCGGCAATTACTGTCTGCAAGCCGACACCAGCGGCTACGTCACAAACACCGGCCACGCTTGCGGCACCGGCAGCGGCTCAGGCAGCGTGACGAGCGTAGGCTTGAGTCTCCCGGCCCAGTTCAGCGTAGCTAACTCACCAGTCACCAACTCCGGCACACTCACCGCCACTTGGATCAGTCAGACCGGGCACAGCTTTCTGGCCGGCCTCGATAGCAGCAGCACGGGAACTCCCACCTTTCGCGCCATCGCAGCAGACGACGTGCCCACCCTCAACCAAAGCACGTCAGGGAACGCCGCAACAGCCACCGCCAGCGATCACAGCCCGGCTCAGTGCTCATCCGGCCTCTACAGCCAGGGCGACACCACAGGCTGGGCCGCAAATTGCGCCACGGTCCAGTACAGCCAGCTCGGAGGGTCTGTGCCGACGTGGAACCAGAGCACCACCGGCAACGCGGCCACGGCCACCACCACCACCGGCAACGCGGCAACCGCCACGGCGCTCGCCGCTACCCCCGGCCAGTGTTCCAGCGGCAACTACGCCACGGGCATCGCTGCAGCTGGCACCGCCAATTGCGCCGCCGTACCGACCGCTCTTCCACCCAACGGGACCGCCAGCGGCGACCTCAGCGGCAGTTACCCAGGCCCCACCGTCGCAAAGATCGAGGGCGGATCCATCCCAACATCGGTCAACGTCGCAGGCTACAACGGCAGCGGCCAGCCCACCGCCGCGCCCAACACGCTCGGATGCGTGGACGGCTACGACCATCTGCCCTGCATAGTTTTTCAGCAGACCAACCAAAGCACCTCCACCACCCAAAGCAGCTACACCACCATCTGGCCATCGAGCGGAAACGCCACCGCAGGCATCTACCGTGTCACCGGCTACGTTTTCGCCACCACCGCCGGAACATGCAGCGCACCTTCAAGCCTCACCGCCGAGGCCTTCGTCAAAGCGACAAACAACGGCGGAAGCGCCAACGGCTGGGCAGTCGCCAGCGCCCAGGTAGCTTCCACCACCGGAACCAGCAGCAGCGGCAGTGTCACCGCGTCCCCCGTGTTCAACATCGCGGCCAGCACCACCGCATTCAGCGAAGAAGTCACATTGACCACCTGCACCGGCACACTCACAGCCGCGCCCGTCTACAGCTACGCGCTCACCATCGAACGCCTAAAATGACCTATGCTCTTCCTGCCCAAAGGCGGACTCCCACCGAAAAAGAACAAGATGGGATACGCGCGCGGCCACGGGCCTAGCGGCCACTGGCTACGCGCCCGCGCTTCCGTGGTCAACACCAACACGGACGGCATGAGCCGCTGGCGTCACCTTTTCAACGTGGCAAAGATCAATTTCAAGGCCACCCAACCCGGAGGACGCAACACAGCGCCCGTGCTCGGCATCACCCCGTTCGAGGCATGGTTCTATCAGTCGGCGACCTACGTCGGCATTGTGCTCGCCGGACTCTACGAAGGCGGCATCCAGCTTATGCAGACCCTCATCGGATGCAGCAGCGTTGAAGCCTACGAAGTCATGATCTCCACCACGCTCGCCCAGATGAATCAGCCCACGCCCATCGCGCCGCCCATCACCACCGTCAAAGCGGCCGCGAGCGGCTCCACCGTCTACGAGGGCGGCTCATCCGGTTACAACACGCAGAGCTTCAGGCTCGACAGCAGCGGCAACCCTTACTTCCCTCAACTCAAGTCGACCACCGGCACGCGATACCTGTGCATCGACACGTCCGGTGAAGTCCACAGCAGCGCCACCGCTTGCGGCGGCACATAGGAGCCCTCATGGCTGATGTAGATAAGGCGGTCCAGTTCGTGCTGGGCCTCGAAGACGCGCGCCTGAAGGGCGACGTCACCACACTCCCCGGCGACCGCGGCGGTCCAACCCGCTTCGGCCTCGCCTCGGCTTCTCACTCCGACCTGGTGGCCGACGGTTACTTCGAGGTCGAGAACGGCGAGCCGAAGATCCCGCACGACGAAGCACTGGCCATCGCGGAGAAGGCTTACGCCGAGCAGTACGGGGCCAAGGTGCAACTCGAAGAGATCGACGACCAGGACGTGGCCAACCGCGTTCTCGGCTTCGCCATCAACGAAGGCCCCGGCGAAGCGACGGCCATCCTGCAAAAGGCGCTGAACTCGCTGAATTCCAGAATTCCAGAAGATGGAAAGTTCGGCCCCGCAACCCTCGCGGCAGTCAACGCGGCCGAGCCCGACAGACTCATTGCCGCTCTGCGCTCTTTCGAGAGGCAGTTCTACACGCACTTGGTCACGGTGCGTCCCGAGCTCATGCCGTGCTTCCACGGCTTTCTCAACCGGGCGGACGCTTAGGCGCCGCGCGACTCTCAACTCCTGGAGGAGAACATGAACAACCTTATGGCGGCGCTCTTCGAGCGCATGGCGGCTGTGTGGATCGAGCGCATTGCCGGAAGCAAACTGAGCACTATCGCCGGCGTCCTGGGCATCGGCGCAACCTTCGTCAGTCAACTGACGACCTACATCCCCGAGCAGTACCGCACCTATGTCGCCCTGGCCGGTGTCGTGCTCGCCGGCGTGGCTGCGATCCTGGCCAAGGACAAGGACAGCGCCACCGTGCCTGCGCCTTCGACGGCCAGCACCGGCTCTACCGCAAAGCTGGGGGCGCTGATGCTTTGCGCAATCACGATCATGGGCACCATGCCTCTGGCCGGTTGCAATGGCGTCACGGTCGCACAGGAAATCGTGAACTGGACGCCCATGCTGCAGAGCGCAGTTGCCACCGTAGACACGTCCGTCGGAATTCTTGACCCTGCGGCCGCACCGATCCTTGCCGTCGCCACGGTAGGCTTCGACGCCGCCAGCAATGTGCTTGTGGCGCAGGCCGAGGCATATCTCGCCAACCCGAATGCAACCGTTCTCGCCCAACTCCAGACAGCGGTGGTGACCTTCCAGCAGCAGGTCAACACGGCCTTGCTGGAGGCGGCGAAGATCACCAACCCGGCAAGCCAGCAACACGCTCTGACCGCCATCAACGCGGTGGGAACCGTGGTGAACGCGATTCTGGCGCTGGTGACTCAGGTCTCGACCAAGGCTCAGATCGCACAGATGGCCGCGGCTTCGACTGTCAAGCTGGCCGTCGTGATGCCTCTCTTGAATCGTGACCAGGCTGCGCAGATCGTGGCCATTCACTACGGCGAGACCACGATGCTGTCTGCCGAGCAGACCCGCGCTGCGCTGTCCATGGAAACCGGCGCGGGCTTCTAAGCGCGCCTCTTTTCATGTCGCAAAATAGGAAATGGCCCCAGGCTTCGGCTTGGGGCCATTCTTTTCGATGGGGAGTCTACTGGGTGAGTTGGAAGCGGTTGTCTTCCCATGTGGCGAGGCCAATCAGATCGCCGATTTCCTTGAGTTCATTCTTGCTGCTGGCGCGGCCTTCCAGGTACATGGTGATGCTCTTCTTGATGTTCCCGCGCGTCGCGCCCTCTTTGCCGGGGCGGAAGCCGCTGGCAATGATCCCCTCGATGATCTCCTCGCGCTTCGCTGGGCGGCCGAGGTCTGAGAGATAGAGCTTGATCGCATCGATCACATACTGGCAGGCGGCGTAACGGTTATCCGTTCCGACCGCAGAGACGGTCGACAGCGCCCGCATAGACTGCGAGTACTGCTCGACCAGGCGCGCAGCTTCTTTGATCCCCGGTAGCGGACCCCGTCGATCATGAACTGGTAGTGGAAGGCCGACCCCCGCTTAAAGACTGACATAGGCCCCCTCCGCGTTGACCTGGACGGTCTGCTGGTGCCTGACCAGGGATTGCTCCCAGGCGACCAGATCGGCCATCCGGTAGCGAACGTGACCGCGCGGCCCGGGGGTCAGCTTCAGGTACGCCGGCCCCATCCCCTTATTCCGCCAATTCGCGAGCGTCTCCACCGTCACATTCAGCCGCTCGGCGAGGTTCCTGCTCGACATTAACTGTGATAGTTCAATAACGGTGCCATCTGCCATGCTTGTTCCCCTTTCCGTTGTTGTACCACGAAACAGCCCACTAGAGGAGATGTTTTCGGAAACTTTCTTTCGTTTCCCGCTTGACAGGCCATCTGGGCAGGGTTACTATTCCGACATATGATATTCAGCGATGGGAGTTACCCTGCCGGACTGCCAACCGTCCGGTACAACCGCCGGCCAACCGGCTCCTGAGCCTCCCGGCTCTTTTCTGCGGCCTCACCGCCGCTGTGCGAGGTGCACAATGTCTCTGTTCAGCCTCAAAGCCCAACCGGCTCCTGCACCGGACCTCAAGCAGGAAATGCAAAGCGCCATCGTCGAGATGATCTTTGCTGGCCACGCGCTGACCAAATACCTCACCCGGTCGGCGGCCGACACCCAGGAGTGCGTATGCGGCACCCTGGCTGGAACCTCAGACAACCCCGATAACCATCACAATTTCTGCCCCGTGGCCCGCTACATCCGCTCAGTCGAAGCGGTACGGAAGGCGGCGCTGTGATGGCCCAACTCGATCCCATCTTTGCCAACGATCCTTCCACCCGGAACGCCGTGCAGATGGTAGACGGCATCTTCGCGGCCCTGAGCCGCCCAGCCTACCAGCGCCAGCCCGAATGGATGCGCGAAGAAATCGCAGGCCTGGACGAGGACATCACCTGCTGCGAGCAGCGCATTGCCGAACTCAAGAAAGAGATTCCGGCTCTCCAGCGCGAACTCCTCGAACAGCAGCGCGACCTCGCCGAGCACAAACTCACCCGCTACGAGAAACAGGCCGAGTTGGCCACGAAGACAGGCGGTGCAGCATGAGTACAGCTCTCACGATCAGCCCCAACGCCCCGCTCTCGATCACCGAGACCCGGCGCTCCACGCAGCAGATGATTGCCCAGCGCGCCTCCATCGTCGAGTGCATGTCCTCGGTCATGCGGAAAGATCACGACTACGGCGTGATCCCCGGAACCGGGAAGCCATCGCTCTACAAGCCCGGCTCGGAGAAGCTACTGGCGCTCTTCAATCTTGCAGCCCAGCCCAACGTCGAAGACCTCAGCACTCCCGATTGCATCCGCTACCGGGTGACCATCACCGTGATCCACGCGCCCACGCAGGCCGTGGTCGGTTACGGCGTCGGCGAGGCCAGCTCTGCCGAGTCGAAGTACCAGTGGCGCGCGGTGGTCTGCGAAGAAGAGTGGCAGGACACGCCAGAGGATCGGCGGCGCCTGAAATGGAAGAAGGGTTACCAGGGCTCGCCCGCGAGTTGCATTCAGCAGATTCGCGCCGAGATGGAGGACGTGGCCAACACGGTCCTCAAGATGGCCAAGAAGCGCGCCCAGATCGACGCGGTTCTCACAGCCACCGCAGCCAGCGACGTGTTCGCCCAGGACGTGGAAGACCTGGTCGCCGCGGGCCTCGACCTGCCGCCCGATGCAACCGAGTTCGCCCCGCAAGCGCCGTTACCGCAGGAGCTGCAGCGCGAGGCCGACGCACCGCCGGCACGGACTCAGCAGCCGCAACCCCAAGCCCAACCCCAGGCACAGCGCCAGCAGGCCCCACCGCCCGCCCAGCGCCCGGTACAGCAGCCAACCCAGCAGCGGCAGGCACCAGCGCCGCAAAGCGGAGTGCGGCTCATCAGCGGCCCGCAGGCAAGCCGGTTCTGGGCCATCGCCATGCAGTACCACAAGGACCACACCAAGATCACGGGCTACCTGCACAACGTGCTCGGGGTGCAGAAGAAAGACGACATCCCGGTCAGCCGCTACGACGAAGCGATTGCCTGGGCGGAAGGGAAGGAGGACTGATGTCTACCTTTCCTTCGGTTCTCACCGGCGAGGATGTCTTCTTCGAGCACGACGCCCACGCGTACATCGACGCGGACGGCCACACGCAGCGCATGTCGGTCACCCAGGCCATCAAGATCGCGGGCTTGATCGACTACAGCATGATCCCACCCGACGTGCTGATGAATGCCGCGGCGCGCGGCCGTCTGGTGCACCAGGGCGCGGCCATCCTCGACAAGGGCTATGACCTCAGCTACTACGAGATCCCGCCCGAGTGTGAACCGTACATCGAAGCCTACGCGCGGTTCTGCCGCGAGATGCGCTTCATTCCCGATCCCGAGTGGATCGAGCGCCCGATGATCGTCGAGATGTTCGGGCACCGGGTGGGCATGACACCGGACGCGGTCGGGACCATCGACGGCGTACCCACCGTCCTGGAGCGCAAGGCGACGTCGGCCGCGCATCCCTCCTGGGCCATTCAGACCGCCGGATACGAGCTGGGGCTTCGCGCCGCCGGCTTGCAGATTCGGCAGCGGATGGCCGTTCAACTTCTTCGCACTGGCAAGTATCGCCCCTTCTATTACGAGGACCAGGGCGACTCCGAGACCTTCGCCGATGCTTTCCGGCTCGCCGCCTGGAAGCTGAAGCACAACCTGGCCAAGTTGGCCTGAGGACTCTCCAATGGAAATGATCTCCATCGATCCTTCTCGCTCCTCTCAAATCGCGCAGATCGGCCATGACGGCCGCTCATTGTGCCGTGTGCTGTTTCGGCGCGGCGGTCTCTACGAATATCGGAACCTCGATTCCGAGATGTTTGCGCAGTTCCAGTCGCACCCGAAGCCTGGTGAATTCTTCCGGGACCACATCAAGGGCAACGCGGTGAAGTTCCCCTTCTCTAAGGTGGAAGGTTCGGAGTTCACAGCGCCTCCTCTCGAAGCGAGTCCGGCAGCGGTGGACCGCGCAGCATCCCGGCTCTACATGCACTCGACAGCGCCCACTTCACATTTTGCCCCCTCAAATGAGGTCTAAAAAGAGGAAGCGCCCGCGCCTGAGATCGAGAACCAGGAGGTTGAGCAGGTGGCCCAGAAAGCAAGCCTCCTCGTCCAGAACGCCGTCACCCTGAAGGTCACAGACCCGACCACACAGCACCAGGCATCGCAAGTACTCCTTGCAATCGCCGCGCTGCGCAAAGAGGTCGCCGACACCTTCCGGCCCATGAAGGAAGCGGCCTTCAAAGCCCACCGCACCGTCTGCGAGCAGGAGAAGAAGCACGATCAGCCCCTGGCCGACGCCGAGCGCGCCGTCAAGGCTCAGATCGGGAACTTCGTCGCCGAGCAGAACCGGCTCGCCCGTGAGGCCGAGGAAGCCGCCCGCAAGGCCGAGCATGAGCGCGCCGAACGTGAGGCCCTGGAGCTTTCGCAGCAGCGGGCCATCGAGGACGCGGTTGCTCTGGAATCCATCGGCGACACGGTGGGAGCACAAGCGGTGCTCGACAATCCGGCGCCCATGCCGGTGCGCTATGTGGCCCCGGCCCCTATCGCGCCCCAGGTTGCTCAGGTGTCCGGCGTCTCGACCCGCGAGGACTGGGACTTCCGCATCACCGACGAGATGGCCATCCCGCGCGAGTACCTGCTCGTGAACGAGTCGGCCATCCGCGCTCTGGGGAAGACGACCAAGGGAAAGGCCCGGATCGCAGGCGTCGAGTTCTATTCCAAACAGGTGGTCGCCGCCAGCCGGCGCGGGTAGCTCAACAGTGGTTGGAGCAACCGGCCACGGAGTGGTGGCGGAGGCAAGCATGAACATCCTGAAGATCACCAAAGCAGACCTTGATGAGCGCGGATTTTACGCAGCGTCCGAGAGCGTTAATTTTGACGGTGCGATTGAGATCGACGGCAATCTCGGTTGGGTGCAGTTTCGCGGGTTTTTGAGAGCCGCAGCGGGTATCGCCGCCAAGGCGGGCTCGGGCATCGAGGCGGGCTGGGGCATCAAGGCGGGCGAGGGCATCGAGGCGGGCTGGGGCATCAAGGCGGGCTGGGGCATCGAGGCGGGCTGGGGCATCAAGGCGGGCTGGGGCATCAAGGCGGGCTGGGGCATCGAGGCGGGCTGGGGCATCAAGGCGGGCTGGGGCATCGAGGCGGGCTGGGGCAACAAGGCGGGCTGGGGCATCAAGGCGGGCTGGGGCATCGAGGCGGGCTGGGGCATCAAGGCGGGCTGGGGCATCGAGGCGGGCTGGGGCATCGAGGCGGGCTGGGGCATCAAGGCGGGCGAGGGCATCGAGGCGGGCTTCCAGATTTCCGCACGGAAAGCTATCAGCGCAAAACTGCGGATCTTCGCTGGCTTATGCATTTGGCGCGTTCCCGCAGCCACCGAGATGACGATCATCGCGCGCGAGGTAAACGGGTCCGTCTGCTACGGAGATGTGAAGTTGCTCACCGAGACGACGGAAGCGCCTACCGTAGCGAGGACGCGGACTAGCTAACAGTGGTCGCGCGCGAAATAAGCACGGCTCAATACGCGCGGGGTGAAAGGTGCACCCCTCCTAGACCACAGCCGAAAAGATCGAGGGCAGCAATGGAGCAGCAGGTTACAGGTCAGATCGCCAACGTCATCAAGCAGGCCCGCTATGGGTTCATCCATGACGGCACCGGCAAGCGGTACTTTCTCCACCAGTCGGCCATGAGGGAGCGCCGGCCGATTCCACCGCAGGGAACGCGGGTCTCCTTCTTCATCGCACCACCCCTCGACAAAGAGAAGCTGGAACGCGCCGTCAACGTCGAGGTCTTATGAGAAGGCTACCTCTTCCTGAGCGCATTCGACGGAACATCAACGTCAATCCGACGACGGATTGCTGGGAGTGGAAGCTCGCTTGCGACCGCCACGGGTATGGAAAGATTCGCATGGAAAACGGCCCGCAACTGGCGCATCGAGTCTCTTATTCAACGTTCGTTGGGCCGATTCCTTCTGCTCTGACTATCGATCACCTCTGCCGCAATCGGCGTTGCGTGAACCCTAAACATCTCGAAGCTGTGACGCGCAAGGAAAACACCTTGCGCGGAGAGGGTGTGTGCGCCGTCCATGCGCGCCAGACACATTGCGCCAGCGGTCACCCTCTCTCTGGCGCGAATCTCTATTCCTGGCATGGCTCACGGGCCTGCAAACAGTGTCGTCATGCCGCGACTAAAAGCTACCGGGTAAAGGAGGCAGCATGACCAGGTGGTGCATCGAGTGCGCGCAACAGCAGCAGCACCAGGCCGCGACGAAGACGGTCGACGGCGACCCGCTCTGTGACTTCCACGCGAAGAAGGCTGGTGAGTCGGGCGGCGAAACAGAGCCAGTAACACCGGCCCCGGCGAAGAAGCCGCGCGGGCCTTACCGCAAGAGAGTTGAGACCGCCGAGCCCCCGGCGAAGAAGCCGCGCGGGCCTTACCGCAAGAGAGTTGAGACCGCCGAGCCCCCGGCGCCCGCTCTCGAACTCCTGAAACACGAGCCGGAAGTCGCTCCGCCTGCGCCCAGCAATGCCGACCGCGTCCTCTGGAAGGCCCGGCTCAGCATTCAGCAGCGCAAGGACGAGTTCCTGTTTCGCGCCAGCGAGGAGTTTTCAGAAGCATCGACCATCGCAACCGACCTGCTCGACAGCTCACCAAGCTGCCAGATGGTGGGCGCGGTGATCGTCGGAATTGAACGCGTTGCACGGCTTTGGAACTGAGGGGAGAGCGATGGGGGCTAATAGCAAAATCGAATGGACCGACCACACATTCAACCCGTGGATCGGGTGCACCAAGGTTTCAGTGGGTTGCAGGAACTGCTACGCGAAGACATCGGACGACCGGCACCTGTTTGGCCAGATAAGTCACTGGGGCCCAGGCGCACCGCGCCGGCGTACATCGGAGAGTAACTGGCGCGAGCCGATCCGATGGGCCAAGCGGGCACAGGCCGCAGGCGTCCGCGAGAAGGTCTTCTGCGCAAGCCAGGCCGATGTGTTCGACGCCGAAGCACCCGAGGGTGCGCAGCGCGACCTTTTCAATCTGATTCACATGACCTCAGACTGGCTCGACTGGCTCCTGGTGACCAAGCGGCCCGAGCGCATCCACACCGTGATGGAAGCCGCGTATCTCTGGCCCGAATGGTTCCTCGATCACCGCTGCTGGCTGCTGACCTCGACCGAGAACCAGGACGCGGCAGACAAGAGAGTTCCCTCGCTGCTGGAGATCCCGGCGGCTGTGCATGGCGTGAGCGCCGAACCGCTGCTGGGGCTGATTCGCTTCGACCGCATCGGCGAAGAGATCGAGGGCTACCTGAACGCCCTGGCCGCGGTGGTTCACTGCGACGGGCGCGGCACGAAGTCAATCACCGGCCTCGACTGGGTCATCTGCGGCGGCGAGATCGGCCACGGTGCGCGGCCGATGAATCCAGCCTGGGCTCGGTCCCTGCGGGATCAATGCAAGGTCACAGGCACCGCCTTCTTTTTCAAACAGTGGGGTGAGTTCGCACCTATCGAGTCGCCGATTGGAAACGCCGGCGACGTGGTGCGCGGACAGCGCCAGCTAGTGCAGTTAGACGGCACTCACTTCAACAAGCTCTTCCTTGAGGATGTCCCGGCGGGCGCGCAGTGGATGGAGCGGCAAGGCAAGAAGGACGCCGGATCGCTGCTCGACGGCCAGGAACACAAAGCATTCCCGGAGGTGCTCGATGCCCGCTAAGAAAGCCACCATCCCCAAGCAGATCATCAAGGCTCTCAGTATCGCCGAGACCTTTATCGAGGAAGAGCTTCAGGTTCGCCGGGCCTCTTTTCTCCCAACCGGGTCGCCGTACATCGACGAAGCCGAACGCGCACTGGCCGCTGTCACCAAGGCCCTCGCCAAAGCAGGGGGGGCACTCTGATGAGACCAAGCAAAACAATTCTCCTCTGGAGTGAATCCGAGGACGAGGCCAGCCGGTTGGCTTTTGTGCTCTCGATCTCCCTGCATGTCACGGTGGACCGCGCGGCGAGCGCCTGTGAGTTTAAGGCCGCTCTGAGCGCGCACAGCTATGACCTGGTGATGCTGCTCGACCCGCAACGCAAGCGCGGGGCGCTGATGCACCTGGCAGGCCCGGCGACCGCGGTCCTGGTCACCAGCAGCAAGCGCACCGAGAGTAATGCGGTGTTGCTCGACACGGTGAAGGCTCTCACGGCCCGGAAGCGCGGTCCGGTCCCAGCGATGCACCCGGTACGGGCTTACGCGGAGGTCGCATAGATGGCCGCACGTTGGCAGCAATGGATGCCCCTCTACATCGACCGATTCCTGGGAAGCCCAGAGGTGCAGATGATGGAGCCGGCAGAATTCAAGGGTTATGTCTGCCTCCTTCTCGCGGCATGGCAAACAGAAGACTGCTCTCTTCCATCCGACGAGGCTGAGTTAGCTATAGTAAGTCGCCTCGGTACAAAGTTGTGGCGCAAACATTCTGATCACATTTTGCGAAAGTTTGTGATCGCAAACGGACGCCTCCGCAATGAAGTGTGCTACGAGGAATGGCTTAAGGCATCGGCGACCTTTGATCGCAATTGCGAGGCGGCTGAGGAGTTGAAACGGAAGCGCAGTGAGGCTGGAAAGCGAGGGAATCAAACTCGCTGGGGTGATCGCAAACCTATCGCAACCGGGGTCGCAAGTGGGATCGCAAACGAATCGCAAAACATCGCTTTAACAGGAACAGGAACAGGAACAGGAACAGGAACAGGGGGAACGCCCCCTTCTGCTCCGCCTGATCTCGCTCCTGTAAACCCCAACCCGAAGCCCGAGCCCATTCCTGAAGCCCTAGAGGCCCTGCCCTTCGACGCCGAGCCGGAAGATAACATTCCCGACGGTCTGGCCCCGATGCAATACGCGCACTTCGTGCTGACCGAGGCCGCAATCCCCGCTGGATATGCGCTCAAAGTCAAAACCGGCGACGCGATTGAAATGCTGGCGCGGCTCGAGTCCTGCGGCATGGCAAAGGCCACCAAGCGCCTGCTCGACCGGATGCGCGCGGCTCAGGCCCGCGGCGACAAAGTGAATGGATTCTGGCTGGAAGACGGCCACTGGAAGACGGGCGGGGCATCGGGCTCCGCCGACGCCGAGCGTGATGCCTTCCTTGCGGGGGCGAGCCGATGACACGCGAGCAGCTTTGGAAAATCTACCAGGATGCCTGCGCTGCCATCGGGCGCACAGCAGTGAGCGTGCAAGCCGAACCGTGGATGGCAGTACTCGGAACCTTCGAGGAGCGCGACGTGCGCGCGGCACTGGTCACCTGGTGGGGCGACACGGAACTGGTTCCCTCGGGCAGCGGCTTTCGCACGCGCGGGTCAGTGATGCCGGCGGCGTCGGACCTGAAAGCGATGGTGCTCGACGCCCTGCGCAAGGACCGCGAGGCGAGGCACTTCCAACCCTGCAGCCGGCGCACGACTGACGACAGCGGCAAAGAGTTCGCTTGCGACAAGGGCGACCTCTGGACGCGCGAGCCCGGCAGTTACTGGGAGCGCGCCGGCAAGTGCCCATGCCGCGTGAAGTGGGAGCAGACGAATGGAAAGGGAATTACGTACTTACTCCCTTGAAAACGGAAAGGACTAAATGACGTCTGAGCAACTGGAATCTCGCAAACAGCAAGACGAAATAGTGCGGCGCAAACTGGCCGTGGCCCCTTTGCGCTTCGAGGCCAACGGGAAAGAGATGATGTACTGCTATCCCGACTCAAAGCATGATCTCGCAGGGTGGATATTGTATCGACATCCCGATGGCCAATGGGTAACTCTTCGTAAAGCCACAGACCAGGACATCTCTGCAATGAGCAGAGCGGTGAGTAAGCAGTTTCACGATGGCTACGGGAGTTAAAACATAATTCCCAATGGAAAGGTGGTAGCGGCATGATCGACTGGGCTGTCAGCACCAACTGCGCGCATTACGATTGCGGCTCCTGTGTCGCCAAAGGTTGTGAATGCTCCTGCCACGTCTTCCCGCGTAACGACGACGGCGAGCCGGTCAACCTGGAGCCTTACGAGGACGACACCGATCCACTGCGCGGAATCATCAACGGCTGCATCTTTGGGCTGCTTGGATGGGGGGCATCGCTCTCATAGCGTGGGCCATCTGGAAGGCGGTCCATCATGCCTGAGCTGAGACTGGAGATCGCCGGGGTTCCCCCGACCAACAACCACTATAAGAATTTCCGCGTCATGCCCACCCGGAATGGCAAGAGCGTCCCGAGTTGGTATCACACCGCGAAGGCGAAGGAATGGTTCGCCGCCGTCGCCGCCCACGCCGCCGGCCGCAAGCTGAGGGCCGCGACCTACACCGTGAGCTATGCCGTGTTCACCGGCTCGCCGGTCTGCACCGACGTGGACAACTACGCGAAGTGTGTGCTCGACGGCCTGGCCCACTGCGGTGTGATCGACAACGACAAGAACGTGATCGACCTGCATGGCTACCGCCGGATCGACCGCGGCAATCCGCGCACGGTCATCATCGTTCGGACCGAACAAGAGGGGCTGTTTGGGGGCGCGCAGTGAAAGCGCCAGTCTGCATCGATCTCTATTGCGGCCTGGGTGGATGGGCTGAAGGCTTCCTCGCTGAAGGCTACGAGTGCATTGATCGCCAAGATCCCGTTTCCGCTCTCTCAGCATATCGCGCGCTGTTTCAAGCCGGTCGCATTGGAGGCCACCGCATGACCCTGTTCGATTTGGTTGAAGAGGTCCAAGAGAAGACGCACCTGGGCGAGCTGGAGATTCTCGACCGTGTGCAGCGCGCATGGCCCAGCCACACGCAATTCACGCCCACGCAGGCCGCGCTGATGGTTCGCGCGATTCAGCGGGACGGGCAAAAAGAGAGGGCCGCGGCATGAAGGACTTCTTCCGCAATATGGCAGCGTTCCTGTTTGTCGGCGCACTGTTCATCGGCCTGCTCTGGGTTGCCGGCTGCAACTTCGACGGCACCTGGGACAACCTGAACTGGGATCACCCCACCAACTGGCTCGATCAGAGCCAACACCCGGAGGCGAAGTGAGCGACAAGACTTGCCCAACCTGCGGCCAGCCGTGGCCGCGCACAGGACCGAAGCGGGTGTGCACGGGCTGCGCGCTTCCGATCCGGCGCCATGACCGCTGGCACTTCGGACGGCGCGGGCCTGAGCACAACGACTGCGAGCACCCGGAAGGTCTGCCGCTGATCGAACCTGAACCGACGATGGAGTTGCTGGGGGTGAGCGATGGGCAATAACACCAGCAGATCGACACAATGGTCGGAAGCGCCCGCGAAGCCGAGTTACAAGATGTGCCTGCACCGGCAGTGGGAGTGGCCATTCAAGAGCTGCACCCGGCCCCAGGGACATGAGGGCGAGCACTGCGAAGAGAGACGCGCCGGGACCGTGATGGTCTCGACCTGGTGGCGGAGGGAACCGTGAGCAACATTACAGTCAACGAACTATCTCTGCATTTCTGGCCCCGTGTTGACCGTACACCCGGGCTGGGTCCGCAAGGCGACTGCTGGGAGTGGACGGGGCCTATATCGGTCGGCTATGGGGCGGTGTGCTTCGACAGTTTCCACCTCCATGCGCATCGGGCGTCTTGGTGGATTGCGAACGGGCGCGAGCCTAACGGTCTAGTTTGCCACACATGTGACAACAGAAAATGCGTGAACCCATCGCACCTATACGAAGGCGACCACTCCTCAAATATCCAGGACGCATGGGATCGAGGAAGAAGAGCCCCGAGAGAGACAACCATCCCGGCGCACTGCGCCAACGGCCACGAATTGACTGGCGACAATCTCTATCTTTGGGTGAATAAGGCTAACAAGTACTCCACCAGTCCGCGCGTTCAGTGTCGCGCCTGCAAGGCAATCAACTTCGAGAGGTTCTACGCGAAACGGAGGGCATCCCATGCAACTGCATCTTGATTACTCACAACGCCTCGCCCCGGCAACCCAGGAGCGCATCGCCGACGGGATGCGGCAGGCCGACGAGAACGCCGACTGCCGGTGGCGCCACACCTTCGACGGCTGTGTGCTGGCCGCGGCGCGCAAGAAGCCAGAGATCACCAGCGACGATGTACTGGCCGAGATCGAGGCGCTGCCCGACCCGCCAAGCACTCACAACCTGGCAGCCATCGGGCCGGCCATGAAGCGCGCTGCAGTGATGGGCATTCTGGCGCGGACCGACCGCTGTGTGCGCTCGCAGATCGGGCACAAAAACGGAAACCTGCACGCGGTGTGGGTGAGCAAGTACTTCGCGGGGGTGACGGCGTGAATCCTGCTGTCTATTTCAGTTCGGCCAGTGAAGAGTGGGCCACGCCGGTGGACGTTTACGCCGCGCTCGACGCCGAGTTTGGATTCGACTTTGACCCATGTCCGCTGGGGGGGGAGATCGATGGAACGGCTCCGCTGTTCGTCGAGTGGCGCGGCAAGCGAGTCTTCTGCAATCCGCCCTACGGCCCACACTTGCGGCCATTCTTGGAACGAGCACAGGAAGCCGACCTTGCCGTGTTCCTGATTCCTGCCCGCACCGACACTCGCTGGTTTCACGAGATCGTCCTGCCTCATGCGGCAGAGATCCGATTCGTCAAAGGAAGGCTCAAGTTTGGCGGGGCGGCTAATAGCGCACCATTCCCGAGCATGATCGTAGTTTTCAACGCAGCATAACCCGGCCCGGATGGGCAATGGAGGCAACATGGAACACATAGATGCAGTTTTGGTTATCCCATGCGAACCGGCGAGGGTGATCGACCGCGACACCGCAGCGCTGCTGTCCGAAATCCAGTGGGAGGTTGAACGCTCGAAGATGCACGGCGAGAAGTTCGCCAGCCTCCATGAAGCCTACGCGGTGATTCTCGAAGAGCTGGACGAGGTGTGGGACATCGCCCGGCGCAAACGGCGCGACCGCGACCCGACCGAAATCCGCAAGGAAATGGTTCAGATTGCAGCGATGGCGGTAAAAGCCGTGAAATCACTCGAAAACTTCGTAGGCGGCGCCGTCTAGGTCAGCTCTCAACCTCAACTCTCAACCGAAAGATGGAGGCAACACAATGGAATCGACCACCTTCTTCCCCGGCGCCAACCGCCGGGTAACCCTGGGCAGCCCCACCAAGCAATGCTCAAACGGCCGCATCGTCTTCGCGGTGCAGATGCCCCTCACGGGCGAATCGTTCGCCGGCCTGCCCGACTGGGTCGGCAGCGGCTTCGAGGCCGTGTCCAAGGCATTCATGGAAGTGGACCCCGAAGTGCAGGAAGTGAGCGACCTCGCGCTGGCATTCTCGAACGACGCGCCCAAGGGTGAGCTGTTCGCGCCGCCATCGGCCCGGCTGCCGGGAGCATCGCTCAAAGGCTTCAAGATCGTCCGCGCCGGCGAACCCGACGACCCGGAGATTGAGTTGCACTTCAAAGCCTACGGCCCCTTCACGCGCGACTTCTGGGCGTGGATCGGCGAGATGGCCGGGCAGGAGGTTTACATGGCGTTCCCGTCAACGGTCGGCGGTACGGTGACCGTGGCGAAGACCGCGCCTGCGCTGCATGACGATCCCGACGATGAAGCCGACCGCCTGGAGAACCTGAAGCCTGAGCATGACGACGAGTTCAGCGGCACGCTCTCAGACCTGTCGGGCGACATCCCCGAAGACCCCAGCCTCGAAGAAGATCTGGGACCGGAGTTCGAGAGCCAGGTTCGCCAGTCGATGGGAGCGCCGGAACCCTTCGGCGACAAGCCCCGCCTGGTGGATGCGCGGCCTGGGCGCGGCGGCAAGAGCAAGGACGGCGTAAAATCGAAGCCAAACGGCGCGCGGAAGTCCCTGGCAGTCAACTAACAGAGAGGAACGAATGCAGACCTCCATCTTCAATCGCGAGCCGCGCCCGTGCATACTGGCCCGGCTCGCCTGCATAAAGTGCGGGCCGGTGCGCATGGCGCTGGCCCCGCAAGACGAACCCATCACCGCGCTCGAATGCCCCTACTGTTTCAGTGAGGCCAAGGCGACACAGATCGGGACGGGGCGAACGCTGCGCAACCTGCCTTACTTCGAGTTCGAAGCCAAGGTCGAGATGCTCATCCAGCAGCCGCCGAAGTTCGGCGAGGGACGGCCCCGGCTGCAGCACGGTCAACTGGTGTTGTTCTGCCAGGAGACCAGCATCCTGCATCTCGCGGCCGTGGGCGACATTCACACCAACCGTGCCAACCTGAGCCCAGCCGGAATTCCCTCGATCAGCTTCACGATAGGTGAGAACGGGACCGGGCCGGTGCCTCACGTTTCAGCGGCTCCGAGCTGCCCGCCCTGGTGGTGTTGGCCGGAAGAAGTGAAGGCGGCGCTGAAGAAGCCGAAGAAAGTCAAGAAATAATTTCGGCAGATGTATTGACACCCCAGCCGAATGTGGTAACTTAAATCGCACCACACGATATTGCTCATGGTGCAGGTAGCGCGGACCCCAATGCCGCGCGCGGTCGAACGGCGCTCCCCGGTCGTCCCGAACCATGAGCAGCCAACGTGTCTCCCGCGAAGAACGCATGTACGAGGTTTACCGCTTTCACCAGCGGTCAACCACCCAGCCCTGCGAGCTAATCGACGCCAAGACAGCAATTTACTGGCTTGACTGCGGCTTCGCTACGCGCGTTGGCCGCTGGCGTCTGCGCCTGGTCAAGGAATCCCCTCTGAAACTCCGCGATCTATCCGCAAGAATGGGGCCGTCTGTGATGTTCGCCGCGGCATGTGGCAGCAGACACCACCAGTCGCTTGTGGAGGCGTGGGCTCAGTAGAGGGGGGATAAAAGGGGGGAGTGTATGGAAAATACTGTTACTAAAGAGATTCCCCTTACGCGCGGTTTGGTTGCGTTGGTTGACGCGGCCGACTACGAATGGCTCTCGCAGTGGAAGTGGAGCGCGACGACGCGACGCGGAGAGTCTTATTACGCCGTTCGACTGGATTCAGATGGCAAGGCGATCTACATGCACCGAGCGATCCTTGGATTAGACGCGGGTGATCGTCGCCTCAGCGATCACATCGATAGGAACAAGCTCAATAACATCCGCTCCAATCTGCGCATCTGTTGCGCTTCCGAAAATATGCGGAATTGCGGGAGGCATCGCAACAACCGAAGTGGATTCAAGGGAGTCAGTTGGGATCGCCTCAGTAAAACATGGCAGGTGCATATTCGGACCGGGAGCGGTCGATCAAGCAAAAGAATCAAGGTGGGCAATTACTCCAAAGCAGAGCTCGCCCATATGGCCTACCGCGAGGCTGCGAAGAGATTTCACGGGGAATTTGCCTGTGCGGAGTGAGGGGCAAATGAACATTGAAAATACGCTCTACCACCCAGAAACAAACTCACTTGAGTGTCTTCATTGCCTCGATACCATCGAACTACGCAGGGTCACAGGTGCAGACCCAGAGCTTTTGATGGCGGTTCGAGAGGAGTATGAGCTTGACCACTCTAAATGTCATCTCTACAAAGACCTCCGCAAGGCGAATCAAGCCCGCGAATACCGCACCGAAGGGCAACGCCGCAAGCTCCACGAGGCCAAAGCGAACGCGGTCCGCGTCCTCTGCGGCGCCATCCACTGAAAACAGAGTGAGCCTCAGTGACTTGATTCCCGATGCCCGGAACGCCAACCGGGGAACGGATCGAGGCCGCTCGGCAGTGCGCAAGAGCCTGCAAGATTTGGGCGCTGGCCGGTCCATCGTGCTCGACAAGCATGGCCGCATCATTGCCGGAAACAAGACGGCGCGCAAGCTGCTGTGAGGAATGCGGAGCCATGGACAGAAGGATCGAAGCTGCCCATCGGGATTACTCGCGCCCGCTGGACATCCGCTGGCTTTGCAGATCGTGTCATGTCCGGTGGGATAAAGCGCAACCCAAGGGCGGCACGGTTCGCGTAGATGAAGGATTCAGGGTTCAAGTGAGGCAAGCATGAAGCTACGCATCCCCATCCTGACGCTGGCAATGCTGGCTGCTTACAGCTCACTGCCGGCGCAGACGGTGACGGTCTCAGGCTCATACCTACAGGATTCTTCGCAGAATCTGATGAGTGGAACGATCTGCTTTCAGGCCGTGAACACGAGCGGCCATAGCATCTCCTACCGAGCCCCAGGCGGCGGGCAGGTTGCAATTCAACCCGTCTGCGCGGCAGTGCTCAATGGAGTCTTCACAATAGGCTTGCCCGACACGACACTGACCAGTCCAGCCAACATTTGCTTTCAGGTCTCGGTTCAGACGAGCAAGGGAACCGCCCTGGGACCGGGTTACAGTTGCGTCCAACCACACGGAACGGCGGTGGGTGATACCGACTGGTGCCAAGCTGGCGCCTGCAACTTCGACGACTACACTCCCAACCTTCCAGCGCTTCCCATCGCTTACGTTTCTCCTGACCTGATGAGTGCATGGAACGTGCAGGTCGCGTTGGACCGGCTCACACAGCGGTTTATCGACAGCGGCCTTTTGATCGTGCCCGACTTCTTGAAGGCGGCGTAGTTATGGCGCGCAACATTTCAGGGCTGAAGCCGTTCCCCAAAGGCGTCTCAGGCAATCCGGGCGGCAGGCCGAAGAAGCTGCCTGTAACCGACGTGATTCTGCAAAAGCTGAATGAGAAGTGCAAGCAGGACAAGCAGCGGCGCACCTGGGCCGAGTTGCTCGTCGTTGCGCTGCTGGGCCGAGCGGTCAAGGGCGACGTGAAGGCCATCGCTGAATTGATCGACCGGGCGGAAGGCAAAGCCAAGCAGCGGTCCGAGGTATCCGGTCCCGACGGTGGGCCGATTCCTTTCGACATCCCAGACACCCGCGCGGCCCTGGAGCTGCGCATCGCAGAACTCCTGGGGAGCCAAGCGACAACCGCCCCGAAGGGGAAGAAAAAGAGGTAGCAATGCGCAAGGCATTTGCAATGGTTCTCATGCTCGCGGCCGTTTCCGCCTTCGGGCAGTCGTCCACAGTGGCCGGCTCTCGAGTCGCCGGTCAGTATCTGGCCTATAACTACGGCTTCTGGAGTGTGCCGGTCATGCTCGGGAACTCGGCCACCGGATCGCAGTCGATCACGGTAAAGACTGCGTTGGTCGACCTCGGCGACAGTCACATCATCATGCCGTTCGCGGTGGGCACGCCCATCAAGATCGGCGCGGAGACCGTTACGCCGACCGCACTGACCAACTGCTCCCTGACGCTTCCCAACACGCCCGGCCTGTGCAAGATCACGGCGACCTTCACCAAGACGCATAACTGGCAGGATTCGGTGTCGTCCGCAACCTACGGCCTGCAAGAGGCGCTGAATGATGCGGCTCTGAATGGTGGCGGCATTGTCCTGGCCGATGTCGCATGGGCGCAACGCGGCACACAGGCCATGGTGAGCGCGGCCACGGTTCCGGCTGGCTCCTACATCCAAGATTCGCGCACACCGGGCACACAGAGCACCTGGGGCCTGATCTTCAACGGCACGCCCGCAGTCATCTCTTCCGGTTGCGGCACGCCGCCCATCATCACCGGCGGCGCCCTTGCTGGCCAGTTCACTATCGGCGTCACGTCGGCCTGTAATGCGGTCATCACCCCAGGCGTCACCGCGCCGAACGGGTGGGCCTGCTCCATGCGGGATGTGACGACTCCGGCGGCCACCTTCGCGCAGACCGGATCGACAACTACCACGGCCACCTTCACACAAACCGGAACCTCGGTCGCCACCGACAAGGTCATCTTCAACTGTGTCGAGTACTAACGCTGCCCCAACTTGACCGGGGCGGCAACCACTGCCCCGGTGGAGATGAATGATGACCATTACAGAGTGGATAGCCTTGTGGGGGCTGATTCTTCTGTTCGTCGGGGCTGTGTGGAAGCAAGGCAGCGATGCCGGCGAAATCAAGGCCGGGGTGAAGGAATTGCTGGGCAGGGCGGAGCGGATAGACAAGAGTATGGACCGCGTAGAGAGCCGTGTGGACACCCTCCAAACCCGGATGAATGACCACACCGAGCGCATCGCTCGGATCGAAGGCCGGGTCAAAGCAATAGGCGGAGGGCGGCATGGACATGAGCCGCTATACGGTCGAGGAGTTAGCCGAGCTGGCAGTACTCCTCGAACGCCGCCGTGAGTTCGAACAGCTCTCCGAGGCAGAGCAGCAGCGCCTCCAATATCGGGCCAAGCTCGAAGCGTCGCCAGCCGAGTTCTTTCGCGCGGCGTGGGATGTGCTGGAGCCGGGCAGGCCGCTGATCTGGTCTCCGCACTACGACCTCATCAGCGAGTGGCTGCTGAAGGTATGGCGCCGCGAATGCCTCCGCCTCATCATCAACGTGCCGCCCCGCACAGCGAAGAGCACCGAGGGCACGATCTGCTTTCCCGCCTGGGGATGGGCACGGGATGCGCGGCACAGGTTTCTGACGGCCAGTTACTCGAGCGACCTGAGCCGGGAGCACAGCAGCAAGCGCCGCAACCTGATCGAGTCTCCCTGGTTCAAGTCGCTCTGGCCGATGGCCTTCAGCGACGACACCAACCGCGCCGATCAGTACAAGAACGAGCAGCAGGGCGAGATGATCGCCACGTCGGTGGGCGCGACGGGCACGGGGCGCGGCGGCGACACGCTGATCTTGGACGACGGCCTGAGCGCAGACCAGGCGCAATCCGAGGCCGAACGCAAGACGGCCCATGCGTGGTTCCGCGAGACCTTCCGCACCAGGTTGAACGACCCGGCAACGGGCGCAATCGTGGTGATCGAGCAGCGGACGCACCACGAGGACATTACCGGCTGGCTGTTGAAGAACGAGCCGGGGCAGTGGAAACAGGTTGTCATCCCGCTGGTGCAGGACGCGAAGACAGACCTCGAAGTCGTCTTCCCGGTCACCGGCCGCAAGTGGGAACGCAAGGTTGGCGACGTGCTGCAGCCTGAGAGGCACACGCCGGCAGTGGTCGCCGCGCAGATGATTCACCGGCGCACCTTCGAGACCCAGGCACAACAGAGGCCGAGTCCGGAGGGCGGCGACATCTGCAAGCGGGAGTGGTGGCAGTTTTATCGGGCCGTGCCGGATGAGTTCGACCAGGTAATTGACTCCTGGGACTTGACGTTCAAGGACGCCAAGGATGCGGACTTCGTCGCCGGGTTCAAGGTTGGCATCAAGGGAGCGAGGCGCTACTTCCTCGATGCGATCCACGGGCGCATGGGATTCACCGCGTCGAAGGATGCGGTCAAACGGCTTCGAGTGAGAGAGCCGGTCGCAAGCCGGGTGCTGATCGAAGACAAGGCCAACGGGCCTGCGGTGATCGATTCGCTTCGGTCCAGTGTTCCGGGTCTGATTCCGGTCGAGCCGACGGGGAGCAAGTTTGCGCGGGCAGTGGCAGCGACGGGAGACATCGAGGCCGGGAACTGCTACCTGCCCGATGTTGAGGTCTATCCGCAGCACCGCGTGTGGGTGGATGAGCTGATCGAGGAGTGGGCCAACTTTCCGAACTATCCCACCGACGACATGGTGGACGGCAGCGACCAGGCCATCAACTACACGAGGTCGGCCATGGGCAATATCGCCGACTACTATCACGAGCGGGCCGCGGCTGCGGAAGCCAAGAAGAACCCGCCCAGAGCGCCGGAAGCACCGAAGGCGCGGGAATGGTCCGAGGCTCTGCGCACCGTGCGCATGGGCATCCTGCCGCCGGGCGAATTGCCGGTGGATGAGGTCAACGACTGGATCGCACTCTGCGAAGAGCAGGGGCAGCATGACGCCGCGGAAGTTGCGCGCGGGGTGCTCAAACAAGCCGAAGGAGGCTAACTATGCACTACAAGAATGGGCGTGAAGCAAAGAACGGCGACAAGGTTGTATGGATCCCTTCCTATGGTTCGCCGGTGGTCGGAATTCTGTACGACGCGGTCGCTGGCAACGACTACTGCAATGGAAAGATCGCGCCGAGTTCGCCGAACGATCCCTGCCCAAACCTGAAGGAGTGTTTGCATCTCGACGACGTGCTGGCCGCCCTCACGGTCAATGGCGCACCCGACACATCGAAGCCCGTCGTCGTTTCAGCGGACAGTAGCCAGAGCAGGCAGGGGCGTTCTTCGGGACGCCTTTTCCATTGGAGGCAATAGTGGAACTTCCCAGGCGCATTACACCACCGCAGCCCATCGGCACCATGGCGCGCGTTCTGACGCTCAAGGGCCTCATGAAGCTGCGCGACGACCTCAAGGGGGAAGATCCCGAAGTGGTTCGGCTGGTGCGTGAACAGAACAAGGACGTTTACTTCCGCGACAAGCATGGCTCGTTGCGGCGCGTGTTTCCGAAGCGGGGTTGAGCATGGCCACTGAAATCCAAGTAGCAGCGGACCGTCCGAGTCTGATCGACCGCCTGCGCTCCGCATGGCAGGGATGGTACGACCCGTCCGCGCCGATCCCGCCGGTGGCACCCGCTGGAACGCCTCCGCGCCAGTTCGATTACCCGCTGGTGCTGAACCAGACCTGGCTCCCGCGCGCCGGCGAGAAGGTGGGCTTCCACCAATTGCGCATGATGGCCGACGGCTGCTATCTCATCCGCGCCATCATCGACAAAGTCATTGCCAGGATCATCACCAAGAACTGGCACTTCCGGCTGAAACCCCAGGCTGGCGAGTACATGGCGCAGACCAAGGATCGGTCGAACAAAGACCCGCGCATCCAGGCTCTGACCAACTTCTTTCAGATGCCCGATTCGACGCACAGCTTCCCGGTGTGGCTGGGGATGCTGCTCGAAGACCGGCTGGTGATCGACGCCCCCACCCTCGAAGTGCAGCGCACCCGCGGCGGCGACATCTTCAACCTGATGCCCGTCGATGGGGCGACCATCAATGTCCTGATCGATAACACCGGGCGCCGCCCCATGTACCCGCTGCCCGCTTACCGGCAGATCGTCAAGGGACTGCCCGCTATCGACTTCACCACGCGCGACCTGATTTACATGCCCGGCAAGGTCCGCAACCATAAGCTCTACGGCTATTCGCCCGTCGAGCAGACGCTGGGCATCATCCTCACCCTGATTTACAAGACGGTGATGCACCAGGACTGGTACGACGAGTCGAACATCCCGCTCGCGTACATGACCATGCCCGAGAACATGAGCACGACAGAGATTCTGCGGCTCATCCGGGAGATTCAAGCCTCGAACAACGGCAATCTCGAAGAGCGCGTGAAGATCCTGCCCGTGCCCAACGGCGGCAAGGTCGAACTGCTCAAGAAGGAAGAGTTCCAGCCCAAGTTCGAAGAGTGGTGCGCGCGCATCTTCGCTTACGTGATGGGCGAAACGGCGACGCCGTTCGTGCAGCAGAACAACCGGGCCACGGCCCAGCAGTCAGACGACACCCGCGAGGAATCCGGCGAGAAGCCGCTCACCTTCTGGGTGAAGAACGAAATCGACCAGATCGTGCAGCGGCGCGACCTCTTCAATGCGCCCGACATCGAGTTCGTCTACGACGAGGAAGCTGAGACCGACGCTCTCAAACAGGCGCAGGTCGATCAGATCAACGTGGCCATCGGGACGCGCGTCGCTGATGAGTTACGCCAGCGCGACGGCCTCTCGCCGCTCTGGGAAGACTCGGGCGGCAACCCACCGCAGCCGTCCATGATGGTGGCCACCGAGGAAGACCAGGACGAGCCCGGCGACGACGACCAGGGCGGCGGCAATCCCAAGCCGAAGAAGGACGGCAAGAAGGTAAGCAAGGCGGCGGTCGCTCAAAAAAAAACTCTACACCGCTACTGATTGACCCGGCCCACTTCGGGCCGAAGCGCAGAGCAGCCACCGACCACATCGAAGCGACGCTGAAAGGCTTCTTCGCCGCACAGCGCGTCTCGGTGAGCCGGGTGATTGAGAAGTACCTACCCGGCGTGCACAAAGCCGCAGGCGATACCACGCCGCCCGATGTTGAGGCCATCCTGGCCGCAATCGACTTCAGCGTGTGGGATGCGCTGGCCAGCCAAATGAAACCCGACCTCGAAGCGACGGCGCAGGAGGCCGTTACGACGGTCTTCGCCACGCTGAACCTGAGCACCGAAGGCTCGGACCTGTTCAACCTGTCCGATACCCAGGCGCTTGAATACGCCGAGATGCGCTCGGCAGAGCTGGTCGGCAAGAAGTGGGTGGATGGCGTTCTGGTGGACAATCCCAGCGCGCAGTGGGCCATCACCGAGACAACCCGCGAGGATCTGCGCGAGATGATCGGGCAGGCCTTCGCCGAGCAATGGACGCCGGCACAACTCGCCCGGCACATCGACGAGTCCTTCACCTTCTCCGCCGGCCGCGCGGAGATGATCGCAGAGACCGAGACGGCCTTTGCGCAGACAGCGGCCACGGTCCAGACCGGAAAGAACCTCGGGGCCACAACCAAGTCGCTGTCGATGTCGAACCTGCATGACATCGACGACGAGTGCGATCTGGCGCAGGCGGCCGGGCAGATTCCGATTGACGACCCGTTCCCCGGCGGCGCATTGCATGTCCCCCTTCACCCGCGCTGCTGTTGCGTGGAGATGGTCCACGTTCCAAAGCCCACAAAGGAGCCCGACAATGATTAGCCGGATTTGGAAGGGCCTCTGGGAAGACAAGCCGAAGTGCAACGCCGAAATGAAGCTCGGCATTCAGGTCTTCCGTCACATTCACTGCCAGCTTCCCAAGGATCACGCGGGCAGGCACCAGGCCAACGCGCTCACCCAGTGGCCGCACAAGCCCGGCGAGCACCGCCCCGGAGGAGGGCCAGAGGACTTATGAGCAAGCCAATTATGAAAAGCCTCTTCTGCCGCATCTCCAAGGTGGATGAAGAGAAGCGCACAGTGACCGGGATCGGCGCATCGGAAGCCATCGACGCCGAGGGCGAGATTTTCGACTATGCCAGTTCCAAGCCTTACGTCGAGGCCTGGTCGGAAGGCGCGCAGCAGCGGTCGCAGGGTAAGAGCTTCGGCAACGTCCGCGAGATGCACCAGCTTTCGGCGGTCGGCAAGCTCTCCGAGCCCATCGTCTACGACGACGAGCAGAAGTTGCTCATCCTCACCAGCTACATCTCCGACGACGTGGCGTGGCAGAAGTGCCTCGACGGCACCTACACCGGGTTCTCGATCCGCGGCCCCGTCGTCGGCGACAAGTGGTCGGATGGCACGAACCCCGGCGTCAAGCGGTACAGCTGCGCTCCCATCGAATTCAGCGTGTGCGACCTTCCCTGCAACGAGGAGGCGGTCTTCACCGCGGTCAAGGCTGGGGGCGTCACCGAAGAGCGCAAGTTCAAAACGGCCACGGCCGTAGAAACGGAGGCCGAAGTGGCCAAGCAGACAGTTGCAAAGAGTCTTTATCAGATCGGCGACCTGGCCGACATTCTCGGCTGGATCACCAACTTGCAGGGCAACACGAAGTGGGAAGCGGAGATCGAGGGCGACAATTCCCCCATCCCCGCCAAGCTCAAATCGTGGATGGCCGAGGGCGTCGATCTCCTGGTCGAGTTGGCCCGCGAGGAAGGCTCCGAGGCTGTGTCGGCCATGAAAGCCGCTCTCGCCGAGCGCGCGCCGAACGCGGTCGCGAAGGCCAAGAAAGACCCGGTCGCGAAGTGCACCAAGGCGCTGGGCTCCATCGGCGAATGCCTCGACAAGACGTGCAAGTGCCAGGACATGGGTAAGTGCCTGACGAAGATGTGCGCGGCCCACGAGGACGCGACGCAAGCCCTCTACGAGCTCACCGAGGGCGACGGTTCTGAAAAGTCTGCGGCTCAAAAGGCTGCAACGGTGGCGACTCAGCCAACCACACCACAGAGCGAAAGCTCGGAAACGGAAGTAATAGACATGAATGATGCAGAAAAGGCACAGGTCGCCGCGGCTGAGACCAACTCCGCCAAGGCCCTGGAAATCGCAGAGAAGACCAACGCCAGCATGGAGCAGATTGCCAAGGCTCTCGCCGGGCTGACCAACCTGATTGCAGGCGAGCCGGTTGCACCCAAGAGCGTCACGGCAGCCGCGCCCGTCGCGGTCACCAAGGCAGCGGAGATCGAAGGCAAGCCGGTCGTCGCCGCGGGCAGTACGCACGACGTGGCCAAGTCGATCCGGTCCAACCCCCACTACCTCTCGAACGAGGAAGCCGCCCTGCTGCACATCGGGCGGTAAGCAGGAACCGGGGCCGCTGACCTGCGGCCCCTTCCCTTTGTTCTCGGCGCGCAACCCCAACGAAATCCAAACTGCAAACCCGTAGCGCATCACGCTTCGAGGACGAGGACAAAAGCATGTTCGGACAAGACATGACCCGCATCGAGGAATTGATCGCCAAGGCGACCGGACAAATCGCCTCGAAAGCGACGATCAGTACCTCCACCAACATCGCCGCATACGACCTGGAGCCCCTGCTCAAGCAGGTTTATCCGGTGCTCGCGCCCTTCCGCAACAAGTACCTGCCCCGCACCGTTTCGCCCATCGGCGGCACGGCTCACAACGCCAAGCGCCTCACTGCCATCAACCCGGCAGCCGGTGGCCTGGGCATTGCCGAAGGTCTCCGCGGCGCTTCCATCTCGGTGGTCGAGCAGGACTTCAGTGCGATCTTCCGCACGGTCGGCCAGGAAGCCGACATCACCTTCGAGGCTGAGGATCTGGCTCGCGGCTTCGACGACGCCATGGCCGTCCGCACCGTCTCTCTCTTCAACTCGAACCTGATGGAAGAAGAGCGCCTGGTGCTGTTCGGTAACGGCGGCAACATCACCGTGGCTGGCGGCTCGGCACAGACCGCGCTCGGCACCCCGAATGCTCCGGTCCTGACCGGCGCCAACTCGGGCGGCACCATCACCGCGGCGACGTATCTCTGCTGGGTTGTGGCGCTCACCTACAACGGCCTGCGCTTCTGCTCGGTCGTCAACGGTGTGCCGATCCAGACCGTGCGCGCCAACAACGACGGCTCGACGACCACCACCAACGGCGGAAGCTCGAACGTCTCCGCGCAGTCGAACACCCAGGTCATCACCGGCACCGGCACGCTGACCGCTACGGTCACCGCTGTACCGGGCGCGTTCGGTTATGCCTGGTTCATCGGAACCTCGAAGGCTGCTGCTTATCTGGCCGCAGTGACCCCGGTCAATACCATGACCATCACCGCGCCCCCGGCCGGCACTCAGGCCGCGACCGCCATCACGCAAGATAGCTCCATCGACCAGTATGTGTTCGATGGCCTCATCACCCAGATTCAGCAGAGCGCATCGGGCGCCTACTCGGTCTCGCTCGACGGCGCGAACCTGGTGTCGAGTTCCGCTGCGGGCATCACCCAGATCGACCTCGCACTGCTCGCGCTTTACAACAACTGGAAGCTCGGGCCGCAGGTCATCCTCGTGGATGCTGGCACGGCGCAGTCCATCAACCGCAAGGTCATCGCGGCTGGCGGCGCACCGTTGTTCCGCTACACCCTGGACGGCAAGACGGGCGAGACGCTTTCGACCACCGCCAACATCATGGTCGGCAGCTACTTGAACCCGTTCACCGGCGAGCTCATCAAGCTGGAGACGCATCCCTGGTTCCCGCAGGGCACGATCCTCGGCCTGACGCTCGACCTCCCCTACTCCACGCCCAACGTGCCCAAGCCCTACAAGCTGATTCCGCGCGTTGCCGACTGGCGTGAATACGAGTGGCCGCTGATCAGCCGCAAGCGGGTTCACGGTCAGTACCTCACCGCAGCTCTGATCGGCTACACGAACTGGGCGCACTTCCTGATCCAGAACGTGGGCCAAAGCTAAACAGAGCCGAACAAGATTGGGCCGCTCCTGCGCCGGGACGGCCCAATAGGGTGGACTAGTTGCGGATTGCCTCCGCCCAACTGGTCCACCGTCCTCTTTCCACCGGGAGAATGCCATGGCCGATTTAACCACGCTCGAAAATGTGAAGTCGTACATGCAGATCACCGACACCAGCCAGGACACCGTGCTGGCGCGGCTGATCTCGGCCTTCTCCCAGTGGTTCCTTACCCAGGTCAACCGCGGCGCGCTCATCAGCTCGACTTACACCGAGACGCGCAACGGGCAGGGCGGCGACTCGCTCACCACGATCTACTGGCCCATCCAGAGCATTACGTCGCTGACCGTGGACGGGGTCACCATTCCACAGCAGGCGAATCCAGGGCAGAACGGATGGACGCCTGGTTACACCAACGACAGCTTCACCGTCTGGCTCACCGGCTACCGCTTCACCAAGCGCCGCGGCAACGTGCAGATCGTCTACGTGGCCGGTTACGCGAGTGTGCCGCTCGACATCGAGCAGGCCGTGATCGACCAGGTGGTCTTCACTTTGCGGCGCCAGCCGAACCTTGGCACCACGTCGCAAAGCATGAACGGTATCACCACGGTCAGTTTCTCGCAGAAGGACTTGGCCCCAGGCGTTCAGGCGGTGGTCGAGTTCTATCGCGACCGCGCGGTGGTGGGCCTGTGATTGTCTCCTTTCAGATCGTCGGCGTCCCGGAAGTCTGCGCCGGCATCGAGGGCGGCGCAGCGCGGATGCAGATCGCAACCGCCAAGCAGATGGGCGTCGAGATGCTCGGCCTACGCAATTACGTTGTCGCCGAGCACCTGAACGGTCCCACCGGTCCAACGACGCTGCAGCAGCGCTCGGGCAATCTGGCCCGGTCGGTATCGAATGAGGTCGATGAAGATTCGACCAGCGTCACCGGCCTGGTGGGCATTCCCACCGCGTCGACGGCCCAGGCTTACGCGCGCATCCTTCACGAGGGCGGCACAACCCGCGCCCATGTGATCGAGGCGCTGAACGCGAAGGCGCTGGCCTTCTCGATGGGCGGTCAGATGATCTTCCGCCGCAAGGTCAATCATCCCGGCTCGAACATTCCCGCGCGGCCGTATCTCACATCGGCGCTCGACGAGCAGGCGGCAGAGATCAAGGCCAACCTCACCACGGCCATGCTGGAGAGCGTGCAATGAACAACGGCGTCGTCAATCTCGAACCGATCTATGCGGCCTTCTTCGCGCTGCTCACCGACAGCGGCAATGTGCAGGCCTGCACCTGGACCGACCCGGTCAGCGGAGAGCCGACCACCTTCGCGGTCGAGTCTCGAGTCCCGCGCGACTGGGCGACGCTCACGCCGGGCCAGTTACCGGCGCTCTTTCAGGAGGAACTCGGCTTTGAAATCGTGCCAGCGATTCAGACGGTTCAGGCGCGCACCAAGTACGAATTGCGCGTGGACGTGGTCGTCATCGTCTCCTGCGCCGGCGCAAAGCAGCAAGTGGGCCAGGAAACGCAGATCCCCACGCAGGCGCTCAATCTGGCCATCACGGCAGTCCTGAACGCTGCCACGCCCACACTTCCGGGCAATAAGCAGACCCTTGGCGGGCTGGTCGATTCGGTTGTAGCCAAGGGGCGTGTCGAGCGCATCAACGGACTGCCCGGCGCCGGCACGCAACTTTCCATCGCGGTCGTCCCATTCACAATTCTCACGATCTAAACGAGGAGCGAAATGATGAACAGTTTTGGTGCAGGGTGGCTCGCCGGTCGGGCCGCCGCAACGACCGCAAATCCGACGCCCACGCCGAGAGTGTTCGGCCAGCTCCAGGATGTGAGCGTGGGCGATAGCTTCGACGAGAAGAAACTCTTCGGGCAGAACTCAGCCCCGCTGCGCGGCTTCCGCGGACAACGCAAGATCGACATAAAGGCCAAGGCGGCGCAGATCAGCGGCCAGATTTTCGCTGAAATCTACCACGGTCAAGTGGCTGCCACCGGGGCCACGCTGCCCTACTTCGGCTTCATCGCCACGATTCCGACCACGCCGTTCCAGGTCACGATTGCGCCGCCAAGCTCGGGCACGTTCGCCGAGGACTTCGGCGTCAACTACGCAGCGTCTCCTTTCACGCCGCTGAAGCTCGTCGCCTCCGGTCCAACACAGGGCCAGTACGCGGTGAACTCGGCAACCGGCATCTACACCTTCGCAGCGGCCGACACGGCGGCACAGGTGGTCATCAACTACACCTACGCCATTGCCACGGGCATCTCTGTCTCGGTCAACAACAACGTGCAGCAGGAATCCCCGTACTTCGAGGTCTACGTGGCCAACCCCCAGGATGGCGGGTACGCGAAGAAGTTCTTCAAGTGCTCCAGCTCAAAGTTGAGCATGGACTTCAAGCAGGGCGACATTGTCATTCCGGAGTTCGACATCTCCGCTTTCGATCCGGGCACGGGCGTGATCTACATCGACAACTTCGCAAGCGTGTAATCTGCGGCTCGGTTTCATGAGCCCAGGCGCTCGCCGCGAACCAGCAGCGAGCTAACTTGACCGGGCGGCTTTGAACGGGGCCGTCCGGCCCTTTTCACCTATGGAGGCAGTTATGAACGTCACACTTTCAACCGGGCGCGCGGTCGAGATCGCGCCGCTCAAGATGGGGCAGCTTCGCCGCATGACCGAGACGGTCAACGCCGGAAATGCCCTCGATGCAACCGTCACCGCCTGTGTCGATTCGATGAAGAACGCCGATCCGACGGGCGCCGCAGTTAGCTCGGTCTGGTTCGAGGAAGAGTTCACCGTGATCGAATGCAACGAGCTCTTCGCCCAAGTCGCCGAGGTCAGCGGAATCAAGCTGGGGGAAGCAACGGCGAGCCGATAGACTTCCGGCGCATCTACACTCGCCTTGTCGGGGATGGAGGCATCAGTCCGCTGGAGGTCTGGGAAATTCCCTGGCCGGACGTGGAATGGATAATCGAAGGCTTGAATGCGCACCCACCGTTGCGGCTCATGGTCTCCCGGTTCTTCGAGTACGGGGAGCGGGAGCAGTAAAGCGATCCGCCTTTGGGCGGCTTTTCTATTGGAGGCAACATGCCCGACGGCTATCTGGTAAGTGTTGGCGTCAAAGCCGACTTCTCGCAATTGAAGTCAGAGCAGAAGGAAGCCGTCGCCAGTATGCAGGACTTCGCCGCGCGCGGAGCCGCTGCCCTGGAGGCCTTCCAAGCCGCCGCGAAAGAGAGCGGTGCAGCCGCCACCTTCCTGAATACCCAGTTGAAGGACCTGGCCGCGGCCAACGTGGCTGTCGTGCCCGCCATGGAGCAGGCGGTCGCCGCCCTGAAGCAACTCCAGGCTGCCAAGGCTGCCGATGCTGCTGCATCCAAGGCCGCCGCCGCCTCGACCCGCGAGATGTCTCAGCAGGCCAGTGTGGCCTCGATGAACATGCGCGTCCTCGAAGGTTCCACGATGGGCGCGGCCCGCGCGGCCGGACAGTTCGCCGTACAGAGCCTCGGGCTGGGTTCGGTTCTGGGCTCAGGGTTCGCGGCTGCTGCGTTCGGCGCTGTCGGGCTGGGCATGATCGTTGTCAGCCTCGGGGAAAAGCTCTACACGGCCTTCGACATCGGCGGCGAGGGCGCGCGCAAGCTGGCCGAAGACATCCGCTCGGACATCGACTCCATGCGGATGCAGAACGATTCCCTCGACGTCCAGATCGACAAAGAGCAGATCGCCATCGAGAAGCTGGAGCACAAGCCGGTCAGTGGCGTAAAGCTGGCCATCGACGAGGCCATCGAGGAAGTCGACAAGCTCGATGCAAAGCTCGATGCGGACCTGAAGAAGGCCGAAGCTGTCGTCAAGGAGATGGCCGCAGACACCACCAAGCAAGTGCTCACGACGGGCATGGGTGGAACCGGGACCGCCTACGAGCAGACGATGGTGAGCGAACACGCCCGCCATCTCTCTGAGGCGAAAACCGCGCAGGACCAGTTGAACGAGTCCACGTCCTTCTTTGCCTCCCTGCAAATCCGCCTGAACCAGCTCAAGGGATGGCAGAGCGGAGAGAAGGATGGTGCGCCGGGCATCGAGACCAACTTCGCCAACGAGATTGCGGCCACCGAGCACCTGATGAAGGTGCAGGAGTTGGAGCAGGCTCATATCGAGAAGACGATCCAGCTTCAGAAACTCCAGGGTGAACACGGCGCCATTCCACCGAAGCCGCCCAAGGAACCCCACGAGAAGGCCGTCAACTACGAAGACATCCTCGCCGCGCAGCAGCTCGAGCAGGGCAAGAGCCTGGGCGCGACCGTCATGTACTGGGAAGAGGTCGTCCGCACCACCAACACCCACCACGAGCAATTGCTGCGCGCGGAAGAGGCCTTCCAGAAAGAGATCAGCGAGAAGGGCAAGATCAAGCCCATGCTCGCGAAATCGCAGGTCGGCCCCGAGCCCGCGCCGCTTCCGCCCGACTTCATGGAGCACAAAGAGACCGAAGCCGAGGCCGACGAGCGCATCAACAAGGCGCTCGAAGCCAAGATCAGGCTCAATGCCAGCGACTATGAATCCACCATGCGGGTCGCCGAACTACGGCGGCGCATGGGGCAGATTTCAGAGGCTGAAGCTGAACGCGAGAAATTGGGGGCATCGCAGACTGAGCAGAACAAGGATGTCTCGGCCCTTCAAGCGCGACAGAAATCCATTGCCCCAATGGGGCCGATTGGTCTCGACACCAAGGAGCTCGCCGAGTGGCAGGAGCTCCAGGATCAGATCACGGCCGCCACCGAGAAGGGCGTCAAAGAACGCCAAATCATCGAGGATCAGGATGCGATGCGCATCCAGCAGGTCTATACCAAAGCTCTCGCCTCGGTCACTGGCCCGCTGAACACCTTCACCGACCACTGGCTCCAGAGCGGACAGCGCATGGGCGTCGCCTTCCAAAAAATGTACGACCAGATGGCTATGCAGGCCATCAACGCGCTGCTCAAGATGGGCGAGAAGTGGGCGGCTCACGAGTTGCTGATTACCGTCGCACACGCAAGGGGCATTGCTACCCGCAAGGGAGCGGACGCGGCTTCGGACTCGACCATCTTCGCGGCACTCATGGCGAAACTCGGCTGGCACATCGGGAACGAGACGGCGACGACTGCTGCTCACGTCACAGCCAACACTGCGAAGACCACCAGTGACGCCGCCTCCGCTGCTGCATCGACCGCGGTCACATCAGCAACCAACGTGGCTCAGGCCGCCAGCTTCACGGCAGTGGCATCGATGGGAGCGGCCTCTGCTGTTGCTCCGATTCCAATTGTCGGCCCAGCGTTAGCGGCAGCAGCAGCGGCAGCAATGACGGGCATGGGGGCCGCGTATACGTCGATGGCCGCATTTGCCAGTGGCGCGGACTACATCCCACGTACAGGCGTAGCTATGCTGCATTCGGGCGAGGCCGTGGCGACGGCTGGCGAGAACTCGCGCATCTCGCAGGTGATCTCGATGGCGCAGAACGGTGGGCAAGGCGGCGGCGGTCCACAGTTTCACTACTCTCCAAATATCAGCGGCATCGACGGTGCATCGGTTGAGAGCATGGCGCGCACCCACGGCAATACCTTCATGCGCCAGGCGCAACGGCAACTGAGGCTACAAAACAAGATTTAGGGAGTCAACATGAGCCTAAGTTTCCCGAACCTCGTTCTCCCGAGCGCCGGTCTGGGCTGGCAGTTCGCCAAGCGGTCGAAGTACTCGACCACTGTGCAGACTCCGAAGTCGATGCGTCACCCGGCCTCGGCCACGCTCCAGACCAGCGTGATTTACGAACTGGAGTTGAGCTTTAACGGCCTCTGCAACCAGGGCACCGCCTACGCCGACGACGCGCGATACATCCAGGACTTCTACGAGGCCTGCCGCGGCGGTTACGGCTGGTTCCTGTTCGATCCCAGTCAGTACAGCCTCGCCAACATGAGCGTCGCGCAGGTTCCGGCCACGGGGGCCATCCCCCAATGCAACGGCTTCTTTGCCGTGGGCGACGGGGTCACCACCAGTTTCCCGCTCTGGCGCTCGGGAATACCGTTCGGCGCAACGACCTTGACGCTCCTCGAACTCATCCAGAACATCACGCTGCTGGTGGGCATCTACGCGAACGGCACAGTGGTCTCGGGCTCCGCGTACACGGTGGCCAGCCTCACAGCGCCGCCGCAGGGCGGGGCATGGGTCACCTTCAACACCGCGCCGGCCGCTGGCGTCGTTCTCTCCTGGGCAGGCAATTACAGCTACCTTTGCAAGTTCGACGAAGACCTTCTGGACATGAACGAACTGCTCTATCAGCTTTGGGAACTCGAGTCCCTGAAGCTCGAAACCATCAATCTCTAAGGCGGCGCAAATGAAAGCCTACTCCGCAGACCTCATGGCGCTGCTTGCCTCCGGTGTGCCCATCGAGGTGCGAACCCTCTTTGCCATCGGCCCGGTCAAGAACGGCCAGACGATCTATGCGACCGACAGCCAACTCCCGGTGAAGTTCGGCGGCAACACCTACCAGCCGTCGCAGTTTGGAGCCTGGTCGCGTGGGTCCGTCACGACGAAGATCGGTCTCGAATCGAACTCCTGCGACCTGACCGTCTTCGCCGATAACCAGGTGCCCGTCTACTTTCCCGGCACATCGAGCCTGATCCTGCTGCTCGACGGCATCAAGTACGGCCTGTTGGGCGACGCGAATGTGACCGTCTACACGCTCTACAACTCGAGCTTCCTTCCCGGCTATGCCTTCCCCGCATTGACCGGCCCGACGGGCGGCTCGCTGGTGGAGACGAAGTTCGTCGGCCAGGTGGCCAACATCGGCAACATCGGCATGACCAAGGCGCAGATCACCGTGCAGGACATGATGTACCTGCTGAACATTCAGGTGCCCCGCCGGGTCTTCCAGGCCTCCTGCTCGCACACGCTTTACGACGCGGGCTGCACGCTCGCCGCGGCCACCTTCACCAAGACGGGCGCGGTCGCCTCGGTGCTCTACCCGTATCTCTTCACCACCACCGCGCACCTGGCGCCGACCTCGGCCAATGGAACCTTCACGCAGGGCGTCCTCACTTGGCTCACGGGCGCGAACGCCGGTCTCTCTTACTTCGTGCGCATGTGGGGCACTCAGGTCAACGGCAACCCCAACGTGGATGAGCTGCAGCTCGACGTGCAGCCGATCTCCGCGATTCAGGCCGGCGACACCTTCTCCATCCGGCAGGGCTGCAACAAGACGCTGGTCTCCTGCACGGACTTGCAAGGCGCGACCAACGCAATGACCAACTACGGCGGCCAGCCCGCGACACCCGTTCCGGAGGCGGCAATCGGCCAATGACAGAGACAGAGTTCCGCACCGCTATCGCAACCGAAGCCGAGTCCTGGATCGACACGCCCTACCACGCCAACGGCGCTCTGAAGGGCGTCGGCGTCAACTGCGCCCAGTTCCTGTTCTGCGTGGCGAAAGCCGCTGGAGTGCTCGCCGGCGATGCGCCGCTGCCCCGCTGGTACACGCCTCAGCTTGCGACCAACAGCAAAGAAGAGCGCCTGGTGAATTACGTCATGTCCTACGGTGCCACAGAGGTCACCGAGGCTCAGGTGAAGACCGGCGACATCGTGCTTTACAAATCCGGCCAGGCGCACGGCCACGCGGCCATTGTGCTCGATTGGCAGCGTGTTCCGGGGTCCCCGGCGACGGGTCCATGTCGCTGGGGTGGTGAGATCATTCACGTCCTGCCCATCCACGGCTGCCAGAAGGGCACTGTCGACGAGGGCAAGCTGGGCGCATACACCCGCAGGTACTTCACGCTCTGGAAGGCGAGTTAAGCGATGGGCATCTTCGGACAGAGCCAGGCCGGGCAAGCGCGGTACTCGGGAGAGCTGCACAACCTGCAACTCACGCAGAGCGTCTTCGGCACTACGGCTCCCATCATCTTCGGCACTCGTCGCGTCGCGGCCAAGCTCCTGTTCTACGGCGGCTTCTATGCGGTCACCGCGCCCAACTCGGGTGGCGGCAAAGGACTCGGCGGCGGCAAGGGCGACACGGCATACGACTACTATGCCGACGTGCAACTCGCGCTCGCCTCGGGAAGCGCATCGGGCGGCTGCCTGGGCCTGCTGAACGTCTGGGACCAGCAAGGCAAGCTGCAGAATGAAAGCGGCTCCTACACCTACACCGTTCCCCCGGGAGGCGGCACGGTCACCCCCATGTCCGCAGCGGGCTCGCCGCCGATCCAGCAGGACTTGGGAGTCTCAAAGGCCGCAACTTACTCGGTCGTCGCCAACGACTACGGCAGCGGCGGTTCGCGCACCCTGACCGGCACGCAGTCGGTGCCGCTGACGAAGGTCACCGGCACGCCGGCGGCCGGGCAGTACTCCTTCAACGCTTCGACTTCGAGTTACACCTTCGCAGCCGCGGACGCCGGCGCGGTGGTCACGATCTGTTACAGCGCCGTCTTCTCGCTCTATTACTTCGAGCAGACTCAGGCCGCGGAGATTCCGCTCAGCGGCCCCTACCAGGTCTCGACCAACGTCCAGCAGTACTTCTGGTCTGACGGCGGCGTGGTGCGCGTGGACACCGGCGCTCCGCTGAACCAGGGCAGCGATTATACCGAGAGCAGCGGCGTCTACACCTTCGCCTCGAACCTGGCCGGGGTCTATGTCTACATCACTTACACTTACACGTCGAGCGACTCCAGCGTCACCAACACCAGCACCCTGAACCTGACCTTCTTCGGCGGCACGCTCGGCCAGACGCCCGCCAGTTACATGCAGTCGAAGTACCCCGGCTCAGACTTTGGCTACACGGGCATCTGCTATCTGCTGGCCAACCCGATGGCCCTGGGCGAGTCGGCCGTGCTGCCGAGTTATAACTACGAGGTCGTCGGGCTGAACATCTTCCCCGGTGGAGGCCTTGACGCGCACCCCTGCGACGCCTTCCGCACGCTGCTCTACGACGCGTTCCTCGGCGTGGGCTTCCCATCGGCCAACGTGGACGCCTGGACGAGCGCCTATGCTTACTGGGCCGCGAACGGTTACCTGCTCTCGTCGTCGCTCGATACGCAGACCTCGGTCTCCGAGGCACTCAGCAACATCATCGAGACCGGAAACGTCGGCGCGGTGTGGTCTGGAGGCCTGCTTAAGCTCATCCCTTACGGCGACGCGACCTGTGTGGGCAATGGCTACACCTACACGCCAAACACCACGCCAGTCGCTGTTTTCACGTGGAACAATCTGCTTTCGCCCTCGGAGACCAAGGCAGGCAGCAGCACCAGCGACGATGTGCTCCAGGTGGCCCAGAAGGCCCCACAGGACTGCTTGAACTATGTGCAGGCGCAGTGGTGCAATCGCGCAAATGACTACAACAACGAACTCATCAACGAGCAGAACGACGCCTTCGTCAACGACTATGGCCGGCGAATCGAGTCGCCGCAGACCTGGGATTGGATCACCACCGCAGCCGCGGCGACGTGGGCGCTGAACCTGCGCCTGAAGCGCCAGTGCTACATCCGCAACACCTACAAATTCTGGCTCCCCTTCTGGTTCAGCTACATCGAGCCGATGGACATCGTCACGCTGCCGACCGGCGAGAACGTGCGCATCACGCAGATCGAGGATGATCCCGACGGCCGGCTCTCGGTCGAGGCCGAGCAGTGGACTTACGGCAGCGGCAACGTCACGATCTATCCGAAGCAAGCGCCGAGCAGCTTCCAGCCCAACTTATCGAGCTCCGCTCCGGGCGACGCGGTTCCGGTGGTCATTCAGAACACAATTACGCAGAACAGCGTGCCCTACCTGGTGCAGATCGCCGCGGCTTCGAGCAATCCTGCCTGGGGCGGCGCGAACGTGTATCTCTCGCTCGACGGCGTCACATACACGCAGATCGGAACGGTGGTAGCGCCCTCTGCGCTTGGCCTGCTGACTACGAACCTCCCGTCAAGTCCCGACCCCGATCTGACCGATACGCTCGGCGTGGACATCTCGCTTTCGAGCGGCGCGGAGTTGGTTTCGGTCACTCAGTTCCTGGCCGACAAACTGGCGACGTTGTGCGCCATCGTGGACCAGGGAGGCGAATCGAGCGAGTTGATCGCATACGAGAACGCTGCGCTGACCGGGGCTGGACGCTACAACCTCACTTACCTGCGGCGCGGCGCTTACGGCACGGCCGCGCTGGCCCACACCATCGGCGCCTACTTCGCCTTCCTCGGGCCGCAGTATCAGTTCGCGACCTATCAGTCGAACACTCAACTCATGGGCCACCTGTTCTACCTGAAGTTGCAGAGCTTCAATCTGGCGGGAAAGATGACTCAAGAGCTATCGACGTGCCAGGAGCATCCCTTCGTCTTCGGCTACAACGCTGGCCAAAAGGGCGACATCTACTTCCCGTCGACGGCTGTTGTCAGCACTTCAGGCAATGGCACGGTGACGAACCAGAACAATGCCTTCAGCGGGATCTTCACCAACTTCGCCACGCTCGACGGCGGCGCGGCCAACACCAACGGCGTGGCCGAGTGCGGGTATGAAGGCTTCCCGTCGCTGACCTTGAATTATCCGGCGACGCTCTACATCAGCTACCAGAACCTGCGCGGCTTCGCCACGCTCCCAGGTCTCTACGTGGGCGGCATCGCTGCAATCTCTGTGTCGAACAACGGCGTGCCTCTGGTGCCGAATTGGTTCGTCGCGTACACCGAGCAGCCTTATTTTCAGGTGCCCAGCGCGCCCTCTGGCACAGTGGCGCTCTCACTTCCGGCCGGAACGAATCTGGGCGGTCTCCAGGTGCAATGCTCGGCCTGCAACTACACGCCGTTCGCGGGCAACAGCGTCGCCGGCCACCTTGAAGTCATTCAGGTTTGGATTCAGTGAGGATCGCAATGAAGCGTCTCTTGTGTCTTCTCGTTCTGGTGTCGTCCTCGATCGCCGGGGCGCAGTACAACAATGGGCAGCAGTTCAGCGGCGTCTATCGGGTGAACCAGTACTCCGGTTCGACGCTCGACGCCAAGCTGAGCGCCTGCATCAACTCGATGGGGCCGCAAGGCGGGATCTGCGACGCGCGCAGCTTTGGCAACTCGCTGCTCGCGGCCAACATCACCGTCACCGCGGCGAACGTGCATGTGCTGCTCCCTTGCGCGACCATCACCACGGCCTACCAGTTCATCGTCGCCGCCGGCGTCCGCAATACTTACCTCGAAGGCTGCTCATATCAGGGCGGCTCGACGGCCAGCGGCACAGCGGGCGGCACGGTGTGGGTGTACACCGGCAGTGTCGCGGCGTTCAAAGTGGGCGACTCGACCTATGCGGTGGACACGAAGGGCTTCCGCATCTCGAACGTGAACCTCAACACGGCGAGCGCCGGAACATCGGCACAGGGCCTCGACTTCTACCGCACCCAGGAGATCGATCTGCGCGGGCTCTACCTGAACGGCAACCAAAGCAACGGACAGATGGGCATCTATCTCGACGGCACTGGTAATTATGCCGGCGGCACCTTCGACTCGAACACCATCGACGGCTTCGGCGTCGCGCTGTACATGACCGGGCATCAGACCGGCTCGGCAGTCGGCGACTTCGCCAACGCGAGCACCTTCACTCGGATGCACATCGACTGCCCCACCAGCGGCGGCAGTCCGATCACCGGGACTTATGGCATCAACCTGGTGGAAGGCGACGGCAACACCTGGGTCGGCGGCGACGTGGAAGGCTGCTCGACGATGTTTCACCTGGGCGCGAACGCGGTCAACAACACCATCGTCGGGCTGCGCAACGAGAACTCGACTCTCCAGTACCAGGCCGACTCAGGATCGACTTACAACACGGTCGTCACCGGCGGCACCATGTTCACCGGGCAACTCGTCGACGCCGGTACGCACAACAGCTTCGCGGACACCTTTCACCGCTCATGGAACAATTTGAACGGCGATCTCTGGCGCTCGCAGAGCGACGCCACAATCACCAATCACGTCTACACCGGCATAGGTCTCGGCTACGTGCGCGGGCGGCTTGAAGAATGGCAGACAGACGTACCGGGCAACCCCGGCAGCTACCAAAACGCTTGGCAGTGGGGGCCGGGAGACGGCACGGCAGGCGCTCAACTGTGGAGCCTAGAAGACCTGCTCAACAACGTGCAGCGCTTAGGCGTCTCCCAGATCACCACCGGGGGCGGCAACGCGCAGAGCTTTTTGAACGCAGCCGGCACCGGCGCAGTTTGCTTCCAATGCAGCAGCAACAGCGGCACAGGCGGCGTCAACATAGCCAGCGGCGGCGCGACACCCTCGACCGTGTGGAACTCAGACAGCAGCGGCAACACCTACCAACTCGGACGCCACGACTTCTACAGCGGCTCAACTCTCGCGTGGCGCTGGAATTGCGCGAGCACGGGCGCTTGCGCGCTCCAGTCCATGACCCCCACCGCGAACGCCTACCACTTCCGAGCTTTCAACGGCTCGGGGACTGAGATCGACAGCGAGAGCACCGGGGGTGTGGCCATCAACGCGACCGCATCGTCAGGCACCGGCCCGTTCACCGTCTACGGCGGCGGCGCGAGCTACTACAACACCAAGCTGTTTCAGGTCCAAAACAACGGCAACGGCACGGCCAACTACCTGCTCCCCTCACTCGCGGCCGGGAGCGGCAATTACTGTCTGCAAGCCGACACCAGCGGCTACGTCACAAACACCGGCCACGCTTGCGGCACCGGCAGCGGCTCAGGCAGCGTGACGAGCGTAGGCTTGAGTCTCCCGGCCCAGTTCAGCGTAGCTAACTCACCAGTCACCAACTCCGGCACACTCACCGCCACTTGGATCAGTCAGACCGGGCACAGCTTTCTGGCCGGCCTCGATAGCAGCAGCACGGGAACTCCCACCTTTCGCGCCATCGCAGCAGACGACGTGCCCACCCTCAACCAAAGCACGTCAGGGAACGCCGCAACAGCCACCGCCAGCGATCACAGCCCGGCTCAGTGCTCATCCGGCCTCTACAGCCAGGGCGACACCACAGGCTGGGCCGCAAATTGCGCCACGGTCCAGTACAGCCAGCTCGGAGGGTCTGTGCCGACGTGGAACCAGAGCACCACCGGCAACGCGGCCACGGCCACCACCACCACCGGCAACGCGGCAACCGCCACGGCGCTCGCCGCTACCCCCGGCCAGTGTTCCAGCGGCAACTACGCCACGGGCATCGCTGCAGCTGGCACCGCCAATTGCGCCGCCGTACCGACCGCTCTTCCACCCAACGGGACCGCCAGCGGCGACCTCAGCGGCAGTTACCCAGGCCCCACCGTCGCAAAGATCGAGGGCGGATCCATCCCAACATCGGTCAACGTCGCAGGCTACAACGGCAGCGGCCAGCCCACCGCCGCGCCCAACACGCTCGGATGCGTGGACGGCTACGACCATCTGCCCTGCATAGTTTTTCAGCAGACCAACCAAAGCACCTCCACCACCCAAAGCAGCTACACCACCATCTGGCCATCGAGCGGAAACGCCACCGCAGGCATCTACCGTGTCACCGGCTACGTTTTCGCCACCACCGCCGGAACATGCAGCGCACCTTCAAGCCTCACCGCCGAGGCCTTCGTCAAAGCGACAAACAACGGCGGAAGCGCCAACGGCTGGGCAGTCGCCAGCGCCCAGGTAGCTTCCACCACCGGAACCAGCAGCAGCGGCAGTGTCACCGCGTCCCCCGTGTTCAACATCGCGGCCAGCACCACCGCATTCAGCGAAGAAGTCACATTGACCACCTGCACCGGCACACTCACAGCCGCGCCCGTCTACAGCTACGCGCTCACCATCGAACGCCTAAAATGACCTATGCTCTTCCTGCCCAAAGGCGGACTCCCACCGAAAAAGAACAAGATGGGATACGCGCGCGGCCACGGGCCTAGCGGCCACTGGCTACGCGCCCGCGCTTCCGTGGTCAACACCAACACGGACGGCATGAGCCGCTGGCGTCACCTTTTCAACGTGGCAAAGATCAATTTCAAGGCCACCCAGCCCGGAGGCCGGAACACAGCGCCCAGCGGCTTACCGGCCTATTCGCTGCTCATAGCGGCAGACCCATCCAACCCATCAGCGCCGTGCTCTCTCTTCGGCATCACCATCAGCGCCTTGCCCACTCCACAGCCGAACCCGACAGCACTCGCCATGACAATCACCCTCAACCCCGCGCCGGGATTCACTGACGGCGCAAGCATCGGCTCAATCGGCGGTCCAAGCGGTATGGAGACCAGCACGAGCGGCAGTCCGCTCACCACAAACCTCACGCTGTATCTCGGATGGACGACGAAACCCGCGCCCGGAACCTACCCGATCACGATCCAGGCCGGTTACGGTGACATCAGTTTCACCGGCAACACCATCACCGCTGATAACATCGCAACTTTCGGCCTCATCCTCACCGTCACCGGCTACGAGGTAGCCGGCATCACCCCGTTCGATGCATGGCTCTATCAGTCGGCGACCTACGTCGGCATTGTGCTCGCCGGACTCTACGAAGGCGGCATCCAGCTTATGCAGACCCTCATCGGATGCAGCAGCGTGGAAGCCTACGAGGTCATGGTTTCCACCACGCTCGCCCAGATGAATCAGCCCACGCCCATCGCGCCGCCCATCACCACCGTCAGAGCAACCGCGAGCGCGGCCGGCGGACCCGCCACGGCCGGCACCGCTACTCTCACCGTTGCCACCGGAGCTAACGCCCAGGTTGGACCCATCTCGGCCGTATTTTCCGCCGCGCTCACCATCAGCGGCTTTACCATGCCCACGCCGCCCACGCCGTCAGGCGATCCGTGGTACACCGCAGGCACTCAGATCACCCAGTTCGCCATGCTCCCCAACAGCGTCGCACCGGGCAG